CCGCCGAAGCTTTCGCTCGTGTACGGGCTTAAAACGGCTTCACCGTTCTTTTCTTCCCACGCGGCGATATCTTCGGCAAGCAAAACCACAGCCTTCGGAACAGCCAACACCCACACCGTTCCGGTAAAGGTTTCATCCGTAAGGTCAGCCGCCGGATATTGATGCAGACCGTCATTAAACACAGAGCCGCAGATGCGGAAATATTGATTGGCCAGGAGAAAGGGCAGCGCAATGCTGCCGTTCTCCACGGCGAACGTGCCCTCGTGAATCTCCACAAGGAACCAGTTGTTCAAGTGCCGTAAGACTTGTTCAAGCATTACGCTGCCCTCCTATTTAGCCCGCGTCGGCCACAGAAACGGTAGCCACGGCAATGCCGTCCAGATACTCAGCCCACAGCTTCATGCCCATGATGGCGTACATATCGCCCGTGGCGCGGCTGTAATCGCCGTCAACATGGACGCCGATCAGGTTGGTCTCGCCCTTCACGGTGTAATTCAGCCCCAGCTTGGCAAAGTCGCTGTCGCTCGGGTCTACATAGTACAGGTCGATGTTCTCCACGGGCAGAGCGATCACCTTCTTGGAGGCGATGTACTTCTCGGGCAGCAGGAACAGGGTGCGGTAGCCCATGAAGTTCTCCACGTAGTTGATGCCGAACATCGTCTGCACGGTGATCTCCTTGTCGCCCAGGTAATCGTAAGCGTCGATGATGTTGGCAAAGCCCACCACCTCGGTCACGTCCTTATCCAGACCGGCAAACTTGTCCAGCACCTTGCCCTTAGCCATAGCCAGAGCACGCTGCCACGTTTTCTCGGTCACCTTCAAAGTGCCGGTACCGAGGAAGGTGTAGAAGTCGGTCAGGACCTTGTTCTGCAGGGCCACGAGGAAAGCCTCGTCGGTCTTCTCCACGGCAACGTCAGCTCCGTACTTTGCGACACTCTCGATGGTCACGCTCTTGGCGTACTTGTTAATATCGATATCGCCGTAGGCAACAGGAGCCACCTTCATCTTGGTGAAGGGGATCTCGTCACCCTCTGCCACGGTGCCGCCCTTGAGGCCGCCGTCCACGCTGGCCTTGTAGGAAACCAGCTTCGTGCCGGGGGCCTTGCGAATGGGACGCATAATGCCCATGATGTTACGCAGTGCGTCCCAGTTATCGGCGAAGCGGGACACGAAATCCACCTCACGGGCGGAAGTGGTAAACTGTGCAGAAGTTGTTACGTTAGTTTTCGCAGCCATAAATAGCTCCTTTCAAAAAATCAGTTATTTTCGCTTGCCATCAGATCGGCAAGCGCTTTCTGGCGCTCCGCCGTAGACATCACATAGCGGCCTTTATCGTCCTTCTTGTAGATGTCCTCTCGGGATTTTGCGCCGCCGGTGTTTGCCGGGGGGTTGGCGGGATTCGCTCCGTGCGTCTGTGTGGTGGAGACAAGCCCCTTGTAGGTGCCGTCTACGAGTGCATCAAGGCTCTTGGTGTCCTTGATCTTGTCACCGTCCATCTCCAATGCGGCCATTTCTTCGCCACAGCCGCGCATCGCAAGGTCCAAATTCGCGCCGGTGATGTTTTTGCTCTCAAAGTAAGCACGCACGGCCTTTTCCTTTGCCGCCTTGCTCTCCTTTGCCGTGATGTCGGTCTTAAAGGCTTCAAAGGCCGAGTGTTCCTTCTCGTACTTCTCCTTGTAACCGCCATCACCCGCTGCCTTGAGGTCGTCCAACTGCTTCTGAACGCCGGGCAGCTTCTCCGCATCGGCCTTGTAGCGGGTCACATCCGCCTTTAGGCCGTCCACGGTGTCGGTATGCGCCTCGATGATGGTATCAACCTGCTCATCGGTAAGCCCCATACCCTTCAAAAGTTTTCGTGTAAGTGCCATGACACTATCTCCTTTTCTTCGGTTCCGTTCCTTCGGAAACGATAGTTTTATAAAAACCGCTGTCCTTTGCGGTAATTAACAAAAAGAGCCAACTGCATACAATTTGTAAGCAATTAGCTCCTATTTTAGTTCGTCCTCCAATATCTTCCGGTATTGGATGGCATGGTCGGCGGCAGCAGGTTTCAAAAACGGCTGTGCCTTGTTTCCACGCGTGTAATGCCAATTCCCCTTTGCGTCCTGATACACCCACGGTGTAGGCCGTCCGCCGCCGCCCTCGGCGTAAATGCCGGTGCCAAGCTCAACATAAGCAGCATACTCGTTGTCCGTTCCGATGATTGCCGCCGGTTCCTGCTCGTCTACCACATGGGTAATGCTGTTGCGCAGATTGCCGGTATCCACGGGGCACAGCTTTTTCGCATATCCCTCTGCCACCAGTCCGCATTTTTCAAGCCCGCGCAGCAGCGCCGCTTTGATGGCGGCAGAGACTTCTTTGCTGTTGTCGGTGATTTCAACGCTCATCACAAAATACCTCTTGACTTTTTTACGGGGATTGCATATACTGACAGTGAGGAAACTTATGTTTCCGTTTTTCGAGCCGAACCTCTGCCCATTGGCGGGGGGGCGGCTCATTTTTTGTATCTTCTCGCAAACAGCAATTCCCCCGAACCATTGATTGCAATTATGTCAAAGTCAAAATCTTGCTTTCTGATTGCTCTCATGTCCACAGTTCTTTTCAATTCATTTTCGTCAATGCCATTGCTGCACTGCAATATAATTCCTCCGGGATTGCTTTTAATTTGTTTTATAGCACTTCGTACTGCGGAATCTGCGGCTTTTGCGGTTGATATGCTTTTAAGTTCCCATTGTTTTCCGCGCCACAGATAATCCGGTGTTTTTGCCCCCTGTGTATTTGCTTCTTTCAGCAGTACGATCTTCCCACCTAATTGCTCTCTGAGCTGGTCTGCAACCTCTATTTCTGTTTTGTGGTCTTTTATGCGATATCCGTTCTCATATCGCACTTTGCCCATGCGTGGCGTGGCATTTTCAATGTATTTTTTCGTTACGTCTTTGGCCGTGTTTTTATTCCCGTTATGGTACGCTGACAGTTGTTTTCCATCATATCCTCGCTTTGACGCTTCCCACTGTGCATATGTCATGTCGGATATAAGCCCGTCGCGTGTCCTACGCAGCCCGTCTGATGTATCTACCCCATCCACGGCGGCAATCAGCGTACAGCGGCAGTTATATATCTCCCACGGTGGTCCTTGTGGGTCGCCGGGAAAACGACAACCGTTAGAAAACTTCTTGTCCTGCGCCACTTGTTCGCCGTCAAGCATGGCATGAGAGTGGCGTGTACGCGAGTCCAGCGTAGCCAACCATTCTTTTTTGAGCTTAATGCCCATCTTTTCCGCTGCCGCGTAGCTGTCCATGCGTCCGGCGTTCTGCGCACCGGTCACGGCTGTGCGGGCGGTGCGGATGGCGGAATCGCGACTCATGGTGGTAATGCGCTTTTGCAGATCATCCGCCATGTGCTTGATGCTCTTTCCCTGCAAGATGGAGCTGGTGACGCTTGCCGTGATTTGCTTCTTGCCATACGCGAGGTCGATACCGCGTTTCAGTGCTCTGTCCTTTGGGTAGTACGGCATTAAGTCCGGCTGCTCTACCATAAGCCGCTTTACCGTCTGCTCGTCCCACAGGTCAAAGCCGATATCCCCAGCGACCTGTTCAATGGTGTAAGCCGCATAATTGCGGTTCAGGCTGTAAATACCCGGCGTCGCATCGTTGGTATAGGAAACCGCCACAGCGTTTGCGTCGGTCGCCCTCTGCGCCACCTTATCGCGCATTGCCTGATAGCGTTTCCCGCGCCCGATCTGGTTGAGCCGCCATTGCTTATAGTCGGCCTCCGTCCATTCCTTGCCGTTTTGCACGGTGCCGATCATCGCCTTCATTTCCTCGTCGCGCTTTTTGAATTGCTCAAAATATGCGTCGATGGTAGCTTGCAGTTCTTCCCCCGCCTCGCGGTATAGTTTTGCAATACGCCGCTCCAGCTTCGCAAGCTCCTTATCGGTCAGCTTGTGTCCGAGGTCACTGTTCGCCATCGCCGTTCACCTCCGGCGCACCCGGTTCCGCAAAGCTCCGGTCAATCTCTTCTGCAGCCTTCCGCTTTGCCATGTCCTCGTACTGGTCAATGTCGCCGTTAATGGTCAGCAGCTTCTTCGTGATGTATTCGTCATCGTAATACGCCGCACCCAGAAGAATGTTCTGCGTTTCCTCGCTCTTGTTGATGATCTGATTGCGCGTATAACTCGGCTTGTCCTCAATGCCCGCCAGACGCAGGATTTCCACAATAAACCGCGTGACCTCGGATTCAAACTTGTCTGTTTTCAGATCCAGCGGCACATAGCTGGCCTTGATCGCGGTCGCCGTCTGGTTCCCGGCAGATACCGCCGCCGCGTCAAAGCACTGAAAATCCTCGTATAGCTTTTTCTTGAGCATATCAATGGTGCTACTGGTGCCCTCATAGGGTGCCTCGATGGTTTTACTCTCCACCTTTGCGCCATCATCGCCGTTGGCGTGGGCAACGTGCGTGGTTTTCAAGCGCTCCACAAACTTTGCATCGTCGAGGTCGTCCATGCCGTTGCAGTTAGACAGCACCCAATAAATCAGGTTGCCCTCATCCACATTGTTAACCATGTTCGAGGACGCCAGATCCAGCGCGTCGATGGTGTTGCGCTTGCCGACGATTTCGGAGAGACACCGCTTGTTGTTTTTCAGCGGGACGATGGGAAAACTCGGATAATTCCCGCCGTCGTAAATCTCTGTTTCGCCGACTTCCGCCTTGCGCTCGATCAGCTTATAGCTGCGCTTTGGCTGCATGACGGCCATATCCTCGCCGCTGGGCTGGAAATACTCGGTAAAGCCGTCGATCTCATACAGCGTCGCTCTCATAGGCTTATCCTGTGCCACCTGCCAGAACCGGATACCGGCTTTCATCGCGCCGTCCTCTTCATCATAGAGGGGGACGAACTCAAGCAGGGAGAACACCCGAAGATGCGTCAGATCCCAAAAGCCGAAGGATACGCCTGCGATTTTCGCCGCCCGCGCCGCATCCATGACTTCCTGGTCAAAGTCCGGGCATAGCTTGTTCGGCGTTTCCTTCTCCGCAAAGGTTACGCCGTTGCCCAGCAGATATGAAACTTCCTGATCCACCGTCAGGCCGAAGAAACGGCTGGCCAGCTTATGGTTTGCCGTCCACATATCCGTGTGGGCACGGCCCTGCATATCGTAGATGATCTTTTCATAGCGGTTAATGGTCGGATTCAGGCCATTGTAATATTCCTCAGCATCCGCCGCCGTCTTGTATGCGTGTGAGCTTCGATGCTCGTTGATTGCTCCGCGAATAAACCCAATCCGCGCCTGGTCACTTTCTCCGACCGCAACAAGGTCATTGTAAGTTTTGATAGCCTCTCACTCCTATCTGCTCCAAATGGGGACATAATCGCGCTTATACGCCTTATTTTTCAAAATCGTATAGGCAAAATAGCGCGTTTCGTCCATTGCGTGGTCGTTTTCCTTGATTGGCCTGTCGTCGGCGGATTTTTCGTCCCACCGATATAGCCCAAACTCGCGGATGCAGTCTTTGCAGCCACGATGCACCTTGAGAATGCCGTCTTGCAAAAACCGCGCCGTAGTCATAATCCCGTTTGTCACATCGTTGTTGGCCTTGCGGACCATATAACCGCGCCGCCGCAAGACCTCGATAAACGAAGCGGCAGACGGGTCAACGATAATGCTTTTGACATCCGCCTCGCCAATGAGCTTTTTAATTTCGTCAGCGTATTCCTCGTCTGTCTTGTTCTTTTGGTTCTCGCGCCCGGAATAGTAATACTCGCGGATGCGCGTGGCCGACTTGCCGTCCCAGCACCAAAGTCCTGCAGAAAACGGGTTAAGTGTTCCGTAGTCGCAGGAAACATAGTATTCTCCCTTTTCCGGCAGCTCGTCCACAATGCAGCTCTCGTCAAACATGGGATAGATCAGCCCCTCGGCCAGCACCCACAGTCCACGGATGTAACGATCATAAAACACGCCCGTAAACATCGACTGATACCGCTCCAGCGTTTTCTGCGACAGCCCGGGGTTGTCCGTCATTTCAAAATGCAGATACAGCGCGTTCCGCTCTCGGTTTCGCTTGATCCACTCTGTATAAAACCAATGCTGTGGACTTC